CTGTTAAAAGAAGTTAATGGCAGCGATGCTACCATTAGAGAAATTAAAGACGGGATTAAATCCGGTCTTAAAAAGGTAAATGATTACCTAGATAAGGTTTCTGTCAAGATCGAGGGCGATATGCTGAAATCTGTTAGCTCAATTAGTTGTAACAATGATGCAGAGCTAGGAAAGATTATAGCAGAAGCTTATACTAAAGTAGGTAAAGATGGTGTGGTATTAATGGAAGAGTCCCCAACTGAAGAAACATACGTTGAAGTAGTTGACGGAGTTCAGATAGATTCAGGACTCACATCTCCACATTTTATTACTGATAAGGACAAGCAAGTAGCTGAGCTTGATAACCCATTAGTATTAATAGTATCTTCGGAAATCCCTAATATAAGAAGAATTCAAACAATATTAGAGCATGTTATAAAGACTAAACGTCCTTTATTAATAGTAGCTCCGGTTGAACAACAAGTGAAAGCTGCTCTTCTTATGAATAAGGTAAAAGGTAATATTAAAGTAAATATAATTGATCTACCAGGTTTTGGACCAACAAAAGAGGATACTGTTGCGGATCTTGCTTTTTTAGTTGGAGCCAAAGCAATCAACGAGCAACTAGGTGATGATTTAGATCTTATAGATATAGATTGCTTGGGAGAGGCTTACACGTCGATTACAGATGATAAAAATACAGTTCTAACTATAGAGCCGCCAGAAAAAGAGCTTGAAGAAAGAATTCAAAGCATACAAAAACTAATAGACAAAGAAGATAAAAATCCTTTTATCCAAAGAAAACATAGGCAAAGACTAGCTATGCTATCAGGTTCTGTTGGAATGGTAAAAGTAGGTGCTGATTCCAAAGTTGAACTTAAAGAAAAGAAAGATAGAATAGAAGATGCTATTTATGCTACAAAAGCGGCCCTGAAAGAAGGTATCGTCCCAGGTGGTGGAATCGCACTTATGGATGCTTCTGTAAAAATCTCCGCTAAAGCGGTGGGTGAAGAGATACTTCTTAAAGCTATTCAGTCTCCTTTCTATACTATATTAGATAACGCAGGTATTACTTATCCAGATTATAATGATATAGAAGGCGAGGGAGTTAACGTTGTTACTGGAGAAAATGTTGATATGATAGCAGCAGGAATAATAGATCCGGTTTTGGTTACAAAATCGGCGCTGAAAAACGCAGTGAGCGTAGTATCAACAATAATATCTGCAGATTGTGTAATTTCAAATATGAGAATGAATGAAAGCAATCAATAGATATATAATAGTAGATAAAATAAAGACAGAGCCTAAAAAGGTTGCTGGTCTTATAATGACGGATGATACAGATGTAGATAACCGTTATATAAAAGCAAAAATAATATCAACCGGTAATTTAGTTGAAGGACTAAAAGATAACGATACGATATATTATGATAAACATGCTGGACACGACATATCATGGAAAGATACTCTTTATAGAGTTATTCAAGATAGAGACGTAGTCTTAGTGGATTAAACCTAAACCATAATCCAAAACCCTCAAACCTAAAAACAAAAATAAATTATTAATTAAAAAAAAGAAAAAATGACAAAATATTTGTATTTTGCAAGTGGAACTATTGATGGCACAACTTCTACTGAAGAAGTAGCTTGTTTCCCAGCAGACAAATTATCTCACATGGAGATGAGTAACACAGGTGATCTTAGACTTTTCTTTGAATCAAGTCAAGAACTAACTAAAGATATTGACCAAGCAGTTGTTGCTCTTGATATCACTGTTGGTAAGCACAAAGAAGTTATGGAAGGAATAATAAATACTATTAATACTCCTTATTCTAATAGCGCTTCAATGGTTGTAGTTGCTGATAGTGAAAACGGCGTATTTGCGCATCCAGATATTACAGCTTGTGCATCTATTGCAGTAGTTGAAGCAGCGTAATAAATGCGATTAACCGCGCAAGATTTGCGTGACATGAATATCCTTAAGTATTACAGGCTCACTAGAAAGTGGGTCTGTAAAACTTACGGGTTAAAAGACGCAGACTTAGAATTATTAATTTATTTAGATTGTAAAGGAAGATTTACACGAAAAGACTTTATCGACGGTGTTTATACATATTCATGGGATAAAGCAAGATGGGAGAGATTAAAAAGAGAAGGTTGGATAGAAACTTGGAGACACAGAAATAGAACAACTATCATGTACTCTGTATTTAAGACTTCTTTTAAATGTTCTCAAATGATAAGTAGGATATATAGAATCCTATTAGGTGAGGAAGACTTACCCACTTCAGAACGAAGTGTATTTTACAATAATAAATCATATACAGATAAAGTTTACAATAAAGCTATAGATGATATGATTAAAGATAAAGACAGATAATATGGCATTTAAAATGAACAATGTTCCTTATCCAACGAATAGAAAGGGTAAAGTAAATCCAAATTCAGAAGGTAATACAGATCTAAAAGATGGAAGATCTAAATCATCTGCTTTCCAAAATCTATATAAAGGAGGTGTATATAAAAAACCAGGTGCTGAAAAATCTAAAAAACTCTACTAGTGGGATTTAAACTAGGTAAAAATAGAGGATTTGAAGCTACAGCTGGTGAAATCAAAACAAAAATGCGTTTTGGTAAACAAGCTGGAGAAGAAGGTTCTGTACCTGGTACACCTGTTATTAGAGTACCATTAGAGGAGGGCGTAATGGGTGAAGCTAATATGGATGGATCTATTTATATTAACGAAAATATAATACCTGGTAGTTTTGAAGATAGGCAAACTATTAGTCATGAAATGAGACATGCTACAGACATGAAGCTTGGTAAGTTGGCCTATGAAGATGATCATATTACATATAATGGAGAAAGATTTGAAAGAATGGATATTGATGGTGTAGATTCTATATTAGTAGATGGAGAATGGAAAGAAGCTGGAGACACTGGTTTTCCTTGGGAGAACGATGCAAATAATGGTAATGATCAATAAAATAAAATTATGTTAGGAAAATTATTTTCTGGAGGAGCCGCTGAACTTGTTAAAGGTATAGGTGGTGTTGTAGACAATCTACATACCTCTAAAGAAGAAAAATTAGAAGCAGAAAGAAGAATAAAAGAATTAATGGCTAACTACCAAGCTGAGATGGAGAAAAATATCACAAGCAGATGGGAAGCCGATTTAAAATCAGATTCATGGCTGAGTAAAAATGTTAGGCCATTAGTAATGATTTTTTTAATAGTATGCACCATGCTATTAATATTTATTGATGCTGGTGCAATAAATTTCGAAGTAAAATCATCATGGGTGGATTTACTTCAATTAGTATTAATAACCGTGATCGGTGCCTACTTCGGTGGACGATCACTAGAAAAAGTAAAAAAATAAAATTATGGCAGGAATAAATTCAACAGAAGTGGCATATGGATTTGGACAATTAGGTAGTGCATATTCTGACATTGCACAAACAATAGTACCACCGCAAGGCTTAGTTATAGTTGCTATTCAATTTTTAGCAGATAACACTCCAACAGTATTAACTCCAGAAATATTAGATGCTGAGGGACCTGGTTATGTTTCAATATCTGGATCAACAAGTGACGCTGTAGATACTACTGGTAATAACTACTTTAACTTTAATGGCACGTGGTCAAGTGAAATACCTAATGTAAGTAAAGCATCTGGACTGGATGTTACTTTAGACACACCAGCGGTTCCAGTAGGTAGAATACAAGTAGGGCAATACGTATTATTAGTAAATGGTGATGCTACCGAATCTGGAGGGACAGCTATGACTATAGACGCTGAAACACCAATACCTATTTATAGAGGACCAAACGCGCGAGGCGTTAAAGTTATAGAATATGATAATGTTAGTAGAGTTAAATTAAGCGCTGACATAACACCAACGAGTGATCAAGCATTAATATTTCTTGATCCTAATCATGGTGCTGGTGGTATAACAAGTGCTTCGCAAGTATATCCAAAAGGAGTTACTATTTACGGTAGATGGACAGCATTTAAACCATCAGCAGCTGGAGTAATCTGTTATTTCGGTAAGTAATGTTAGGATTAGGAAATAGTTTAATTACCGGTGGAGTAGTTTCAGAATATTTACCGCATTTAGAAATTGGTGGTTGTAAATTAGCTTTTTACCCTGATAAAGGTATAACACTATCTGGAGATAAAGTTACTGAATGGGCGGATCAAGCGAATGCTTATGATGCAGCAGTAGTTGCTACCGCAGATGTTGATGAGCAACCAGTATATAATACCACCCATCTAACTTTTGATGGTGCTAATGATAGAATGGAACTTCACAAAGGAGGTTCTAATTTTGAAGTTGATCTTGATACTAGTGACGATGGTTGGACTATTGTTATGATTGTCACATGTGATGATTGGGATGCTAGTAATCAAGTTATTGTTGGAGTTGTGGGTAATTCTTCTTACTTTATAAGACATGCTAGTGGAAACGCTCGAATAACAGCAAAAATAGATGGAGAAACTAATCACATGGATACAGATTCTCCGTTAACGAATGGACAATATTATTGCCTCGTGGTTACTTGTAACGCGGCTGGAAGCGCTTTGACTTTATATGTAGACAATGAGGCACAAGCAGATACAGAAAGTCTGAATACCAATGGAAATGATATGAAAATAGAATCATTTGGGCATAGAGGCGGTACTGATTTAATAGATGGAGGTTATAAAAGTATATTAGCTTGGGACAGAATATTAACTGATGATGAGTTAGGTGAAATAGATGATTGGGCTAAACAATATAAAGGATAAAAATAAATTAAATTAACTTAAATTAAATAAAATGGGAGCAAAAGGAACAAACGCAAAAATTAAAGAACTTAGAGGTATTAAACCTGAAAAAATAACTGACGAGCAGTTAGCAAAAGTTCAAGATACAGTAAATAATATTAATAGAGCTCAATTAGAAATAGGTTCTATAGAATTAAAAAAACATGAGATGCTACATAATATTGCTGGTCTTAGAGATGAATTAACTTTATTACAAACTGAGTTTGAAAAAGATTATGGTACATTCGATATTAATATTCAAGATGGTGTAATCAATTATCCAAAAGAAAATGGCAAGACTGATAAGAAAGATTAGTATTGGTAAAGATTATAAAAATGATGCCATGCATTATGCCGTAGGACAAGAGGTGTATGGTGGTCATACTATTTGCGATATTATAGAAGAAGATGACAAATATTCTGTATATATCAAAAAAAATAAAGACGTACTACCATGGAAAGACTTTAATAAGAACATGGCAGTGTCTGTAGAATATAATCTTGAGTATTAATGAAAAGTGTTTACGACTTTGTTGTAAAACCAAAAGGAGAAAGATATAATAACACTAAAAAAGTTGGGGATTCAGAACTTATACTTAACACTGAAATCTTTAACCATCAATATGTTAATAGAGAAGCAGTGGTTATATCTACTCCAATGGTAGGACATACAGATATACAAGCAGGCGATACCGTTATAGTACATCATAATGTTTTTAGAAGATGGCATAATATGAGAGGTATAGAAAAAAATAGTAGAAGTTTTTTCAATGAATCTACTTATTTTATAAACCATGATCAAATCTTTTTATATAAAAGAGATGATAAATGGATAGCTCCAAAAGGTTATTGTTTTGTAAAACCTTTAAAAGCAATAGATCAATTTAATATTGAATCTGAAAAACCTTTACAAGGTATTGTTAAATATTCAGACGGTACGGTCGGGGTTAACGAACTAATTGGTTTTAAACCAAAGAGCGAGTATGAATTTATTGTTGACAACGAAAGACTATATCGAGTTTTATCTAATTTTATTACAATTAAATATGAATATCAAGGAGACGAAGAAGAATATAATCCAAGCTGGGCATAAAGCAGTTGAAGAACTGATTAAAGTTGCAAAAGAAGCTATCGTAGATTCAGACGATGATATATCGGCAGATAGATTAAAGAATGCCGCAGCTACTAAAAAGCTAGCTATATTTGACGCGTTTGAAATACTTAATAGAATTCAAGAAGAAGAAAACTTGCTTGAGGGTAAAGCACCCGAAGAGAAAAAAGAGAAAATCTTTAAAGGATTCGCAGAAGGTAGATCTAAGTAATGTACGAGCAAAATTTAGTTAAAACAATAGAACCTATTAAAAAGACAACTATTAGTCGTCTTAATAAATCTAAAAAATGGAAATATGGATACGATAAAGAGCATGATATCATTGTTATCTCAAAAACTGGAAAAATCGGTGAAGTGGTTGAAATCCAAGGTTTGCGAATTGGCTTGCCGTTGGAACCAAAAGGAGTGTACATGCACCCCAAAAACAAATGGGTAAAATTTGAACAACCAAAAGATTTAGAGCGTTTAAAAAATATATTTGATTGGAGATCGTATCCTGAGGACCAAAAAGAACAGTGGTATGATTATATAGACGAAGAGTTTAAAAGAAGAGATGAGGGGTTTTGGTTTATGAACAATGGTAAACCAACTTATATAGTAGGAACTCACTATATGTATTTGCAATGGAGCAAGATAGATGTTGGAGCTCCAGATTTTAGAGAGGCAAACAGATTGTTCTTTATATTTTGGGAAGCATGTAAAGCAGATAAAAGATGTTATGGTATGTGTTACCTAAAGAACAGAAGATCAGGGTTTTCGTTCATGTCATCTGCAGAAACAGTTAATTTAGCCACTCTTGCAAGTGATAGTAGATATGGTATACTATCTAAGACTGGTTCAGATGCTAAAAAGATGTTTACTGATAAAGTAGTACCGATAAGTATAAACTACCCATTTTTCTTCAAACCTGTTCAAGATGGTATGGATAGACCAAAATCAGAGTTAGCATATAGAGTGCCAGCTAGTAAGTTCACAAGAAAAAAGATCACAGCTAACGAAAAGCTAGAAGATATACAAGGACTAGATACAACTATTGATTGGAAAAATACTGGAGACAATAGTTATGATGGTGAAAAATTAGCATTACTAGTACACGATGAAAGTGGTAAATGGGAAAGGCCAGATAATATATTGAACAACTGGAGAGTTACAAAAACATGTTTAAGATTAGGTAGTAGAATTGTTGGTAAATGTATGATGGGATCAACATCAAACGCTTTAGATAAAGGAGGTGATAACTTTAAAAAACTATACAATGCAAGCGATGTCACAAAAAGAAATAGAAACGGTCAGACAAAGTCTGGTTTATACTCTCTGTTCATCCCAATGGAATGGAACTACGAGGGATTTATTGACGAGTACGGAGTTCCAGTTTTCACTACTCCTGATATCGATGTCCTCGCCCCAGACGGTGAATTAATAGATGTAGGTGTAATAGACAACTGGCAGAACGAAGTAGATGGTTTAAAAGATGATCAAGATGCTTTAAACGAATTTTATCGTCAATTCCCAAGAACTACAGAACATGCCTTTAGAGACGAGACTAAAAACAGTATATTTAACTTAGTGAAAATATACGAACAAATAGATTACAACGAGGAGATGTCTAGAACCTTAGGAATTACGACCGGTAATTTTCAATGGGTAAATGGCATTAAAGATTCTCAAGTAATATTTTACCCAGATCCAAAAGGTAGATTTAAAGTTAGCTGGGTTCCACCTCAGCAATTACAGAATAGAGTGGTACTTAAAAATGGTATAAAATATCCTGGTAACGAACATATGGGTGCATTTGGTTGTGACTCATATGATATATCGGGAACCGTAGATGGAGAAGGTTCTAAAGGTGCTTTGCATGGACTTACCAGGTTTAGCATGGAAGACGCGCCGGCCAATAGTTTCTTTTTAGAATACTTATCAAGACCACCTACGGCAGAGATATTCTTTGAAGATGTTTTAATGGCGTTAGTATTTTATGGGATGCCAATATTAGCGGAGAATAACAAACCTAGACTATTGTACTATTTAAGAAGAAGAGGATATCGAGGATTTTCTATGAATCGACCGGATAAAGTGTGGAATAAATTATCTGTAGCAGAAAAAGAAGTTGGTGGAATACCTAACTCCTCAGAAGATATAAAACAAGCTCATGCGGCTGCGATCGAAATGTATATACAAGATCATGTTGGCATGAAGCAAGATGGGACATTTGGAGACTTGTACTTTAATGATTTATTAAACGATTGGAGTAGATTCGACATAAATAAGCGAACAAAGTTTGACGCAACAATAAGTTCTGGGTTGGCCGTGATGGCTAACAATAGACATCTATACGCTCCAAATGCAAAGGTTGAGAAACCCAAACTAAACATAAATGTTTCTAAGTATAGTAATACTGGAACTAATTCACAAATAATCAAATAATAAATATGGCAGAGTCTGGCATGCAAAGTTATTTTCCGAGTCAAACTGTAAGTGATGCTGAGAAGCTAAGTTACGATTATGGTTTAAAAGTAGGTAAAGCTATAAAGCAAGAGTGGTTTAATAAAGATAATAACCACAATAGATATAAATCAAATCAAAATGATTTTCATAATTTAAGATTGTATGCAAGAGGCGAGCAATCTATACAAAAATATAAGGATGAGTTATCAATAAATGGTGATTTGTCCTATTTAAATTTAGACTGGAAACCAGTTCCGATTATTTCTAAATTTGTAGATATCGTTGTTAATGGTATATCAGAAAGAACTTATGATATAAAAGCTTTTTCTCAAGATCCTTATGGTATTTCTAAAAGAACTGAATACATGGAGTCTATATTGACAGATATGAGACTAGAAGAATTTAATCAAAAAGTACAGAATGAATTAAATTTAAACGTTAGAAAAAGCAATATAGAAGAGCTTCCAGACACAAAAGAGGAGTTAGAACTTCATATGCAATTAGCATATAAGCAATCTATAGAAATAGCAGAAGAACAAGCTATAAACACTTTGTTAGAAGGCAGTAAATATGAATTAATAAAAAAACAATTTTATTACGACTTAACAGTTCTGGGGATAGGCGCGATAAAAAGTTCTTTCAACACATCTGAAGGGGTTGTAGTAGACTACGTAGATCCAGCTAATCTTGTTTATTCTTATACAGATTCTCCTTATTTTGAAGATATATATTATGTTGGTGAGGTTAAATCCATTCCAGTAAACGAATTAGCAAAACAATTTCCTCATTTATCAGAAAGTGATTTAGAAGATATAATGAAGAATAAAACGTTTAATAGAAACAACAACAGTACTAGGTTTTCGTCTGATAAAGAAGACGAGAACACTATTCAAGTTTTATATTTTAATTATAAAACGTATATGAATGAAGTTTATAAAGTAAAGGAAACCGGTAGCGGTGCTGATAAAATTATACCAAAAGATGATTCATTTAACCCACCAGAAAATATGGAAGGTGGCTTTAGTAAAATGTTGAGATCTATAGAGTGCTTGTATGACGGAGCTATGATCTTAGGTACTGATAAGTTATTGAAGTGGGAAATGGCTAAAAACATGATGCGCCCTAAGAGTGATTTTACCAAAGTAAAAATGAATTATGCTATTGTAGCTCCTAGAATGTACGACGGAAGGATTGACTCTTTGGTAAAGCGTATAACTGGTTTTGCTGACATGATTCAGTTAACTCATTTAAAGCTTCAACAAGTGTTATCAAGAATGGTTCCAGATGGCGTTTATTTAGATGCTGATGGTTTGGCCGAGGTTGATTTAGGTAATGGAACAAACTATAATCCACAAGAAGCCTTAAATATGTTTTTTCAAACTGGTTCTGTTATAGGTAGATCATTCACCCAAGATGGTGATCAAAACCCAGGTAAAGTTCCTATTCAAGAAATAACATCAGGATCTGGTGGAAATAAAATGCAAGCTCTTATTGGTAATTACAACTATTACTTACAAATGATAAGAGATGTAACCGGGCTTAATGAGGCTAGAGATGGTAGTATGCCAGATAAAAACGCTTTAGTAGGAGTGCAAAAATTAGCAGCTGCTAATTCTAATACAGCAACTAGACATATACTACAATCTGGTTTATTTTTAACAGCTGAAGTTGCGGAGTGCTTATCACTTAGAATATCTGATATTATAGAATATTCTCCAACAAAAGACGCTTTTATACAGGCTATAGGTGTTCACAATGCTGCTGTATTAGAAGAGTTAAAACAGTTACACCTGTATGATTTTGGTATATTTATAGAATTACAACCAGATGAAGAAGAAAAAATGATGTTAGAAAATAATATTCAAATGGCAATACAACAGCAAATAATTGAACTTGCTGATGCTATAGATATTAGAGAGATTAAAAATGTAAAATTAGCAAATCAACTTCTTAAAATACGTAGAAAAAAGAAATTAGATAGAGACCAAGCTTTGCAACAACAAAACATGCAGCAACAAGCTGAGTTAAATCAACAGTCTGCACAAGCCGCCGCTCAAGCTGAAGTACAAAAAAATCAAGCTGTAACACAAAGCCAAGCGCAATTAGAACAAGTAAAAGCGCAGATAGAGTCGCAAAGAATGATGCAGGAGGTTGAAATGAAAAAAGAATTAATGGGATTAGAATTTCAATATAACATGCAACTTAAAAGTGCCGAAGTTGAAAACGTAAAAGGAAGAGAAAAACAAAAAGAAGATCGTAAAGACGAAAGAACAAAAATTCAAGCAACTCAACAAAGCGAGATGATTGAACAAAGAAATAGTGGAAAACCACCTAAAAACTTTGAGTCCGCAGGTAATGATATATTAGGCGGGGGATTTGATTTAGGTGCGTTTGATCCTAGTTAAAATTTATTAATTATTATTATATTATATTATGAAAGAAAAAGAACAAGAAGGGCCAGTGGTGGATAATACCGTAGAAAAAATTAAAGTTAAAAAGCCTAGAATGAAAAAGTTTAAAGCGCCAAAAGACGATATAGTTAAAGTTGATATTAACAAAATTGATAGTGCTGAGGAAACTATTACTAAAGTAGACTTAGATAAACCAATAAAACCAGATACAAAAAATGAAGAACCAAAAGAAGACGCTGTGGTTGAAACAAGTTCAACTGACGACAGCGGAGTGGTTGCAAGCGCTGAAAATGCCGAGCCCACAGAAAAACAAGAAGAAGTACAGCCGGAAGCAGAAGCACAAGAAACCCCAGTATTAGAAGAAATTACCGAAGAAGGTGAAGATATTGAAGTTGAAATTGAAGCTACTCAAGAGCAGGTTGAAGAAGCTGTTGCAGAAGCTAAAGCTACCGGTGAACCGCTACCAGAAAATATTCAAAAGTTAATGGACTTTATGGAAGAAACTGGTGGAGATTTAAATGATTATGTTAAGCTCAATCAAGATTATAGCAAGTTAGACAATCAAGATTTATTATATGAATATTATAAGCAAACAAAACCTCATTTAAACAATGAAGAAATTAACTTCCTTATGGAAGATGAATTCTCTTTCGACGAAGATGCAGATGACGATAGAGATATACGAAGAAAAAAACTAGCGTTAAAAGAGCAAGTTGCCAACGCTAAAAGCCACTTAGACGGGCAAAAGTCTAAATACTATGAAGAAATCAAAGCTGGAAGCAAACTTACGGGTGAGCAACAGAAAGCAATTGATTTCTTTAATAGATATAACAAAGAGTCAGAAGCAACTCAAAAAACAGTTAAAAAGAACTCTGACATTTTTACACAGAAAACAAATAATGTTTTCAACGATAAGTTCAAAGGTTTTGAATATAACGTCGGTGATAAAAAATACAGGTTTAATGTAAACAATGCTGAAGAGGTTAAGAATACCCAGAGTGATATAAGCAATTTTACCAAAAAGTTTTTGGATAAAAACTCTACTTTAACAGATGCTAAGGGTTATCATAAATCTTTATATACAGCGATGAACGCAGATGCTGTTGCAAGACACTTTTACGAACAAGGAAAAGCTGATGCTATGAAAGATAGTGTTGCTAAAGCCAAGAATGTTAATATGGATCCAAGACAAACTCATGGAAAAATTGAAGCAGGTGGTTTAAAGTTTAAAGTGTTAGGTGAAGATTCTTCTGATTTTAAGTTCAAAATTAAAAACAAAAATAAATAACAATTTAAAACAAATTAAAAATGGCAATTACTGCAGGAAGTGTTCTAAATAGTACGCCAGCTGCTGCGCAAGCCGCGCTGAGCACAAACTATTTAGATCTAGCGACAACCGCGGGAGCGGGATGGGCGCAACAATATATGCCAGATCTTATGGAGAAAGAAGCTGAAGTTTTTGGAAACAGAACAATTTCAGGATTTCTTTCGCAAGTAGGAGCTGAAGAGGCTATGACAGCTGATCAAGTTGTATGGTCTGAACAAGGTAGATTACATCTATCGTATAAAGGAACAGTAGTAGATGATAATGGTGGTGCTACCGCGTTAGGTGGTATTCTAGCTATTACTCATGATATTGATGGTAACGCAATTACAGCTGGTGATGATGGTATTAGAGTTAATGATACTGTTATAGTAGCAAACTCTGGTGGTGTCGTAAAAGCGTTGGTAACAGCAGTTGATATTGTAGCTGGTCAAATTCAAGTTTCTCCTTATGGAGTGGCTGACTTACAAACAGCTGGTATTACTGATGCTTCGGGTGCTGCTGCACAATCAGTTACTATATTAGTTTATGGTTCTGAATTTATGAAAGGTACAAGTTATAATACTAGTGCTGATGTTGGTAGTGGCGGTACAGCTACTGATCAAAGAGGTAAAAACGAGCCAACTTTTAAATCTTTCATGAATAAACCAATTATCTTAAAAGATTACTACGAGGTATCAGGTTCTGATGCGTCTAGAATTGGTTGGGTTGAAGTTGCTGCTGAAGATGGACAATCTGGATACTTATGGTATTTAAAAGCTGCATCTGACACAAGAGCACGTTTCACTGATTACTTAGAAATGTCTATGTTAGAAGGTAAAATGGGGGGTGCTGCTAATGCAGGTGCTACTGGTCATCCAGTTGTAAGTGCTGCAGATTTAACTGATGATTCTTTAGATTTAGCTGCAGGTACTGCTACTGGTACTCAAGGTTTATTTGATGCCGTAGAAACTAGAGGTAATGCTTCTTCTGGTATTACTGGTGGTGGTAGTGACTTACTTGAGTTTGACAATATCTTGGCTGAATTTGATTCTCAAGGTGCTATTGAAGAGAACATGATGTTCTTAGATAGAAATACTTCGCTAGCTGTTGATGACATGTTGGCTTCTATGAATTCTTATGGGGCTCTGGGTACTTCTTACGGAGTATTCGACAACTCTGAAGATATGGCTCTTAACTTAGGTTTTTCTGGTTTTAGACGTGGATCTTATGATTTCTACAAGTCTGATTTTAGATACTTAAACGATAAGTCAACTAGAGGTGGTATTAATGCTGCTAATTCTGCAAGTGCAATTAGAGGTATATTTGTACCTGCTGGTGTATCTTCGGTTTATGACCAAAACTTAGGATCAAATATTAAACGTCCTTTCTTACACGTTAGATATAGAGCTTCTCAAACTGACGATAGAAGACTGAAATCATGGGTTACTGGTTCTGTTGGCGCTACTACATCTGCTTTAGATGCAATGCAAATACATATGCTATCTGAAAGATGTTTAGTTACACAAGCTGCTAATAACTTCATGTTATTAAACTAATCATTATATTTTAAAAGAGAGTGGGGCTAGTCTCCACTCCCTTTTATTTTTATTAATTTTATTATATATTATATTATGGCAAAAAAAACAAAAAAAACAGAAGTGGTAGAAACGCCACAGGTTGTAGAACAACCAAAAGTTGAAACACCGGTTATGGAAAAACCATTACCAAAAAAGAAAAAAGATACTTGGGAAATAAAAGATAGAACTTATTTTTTAAAAAATAGACAAAGACCTTTATCTAAAGCTATAAAGGCTTGTGATATTTATTATTTTGACGAAGAAAAAGGATATCAAAGAGAACTTAAGTATTGCAAAAACCAAACAACAGTTTTTGTAGACGAAATGAAAGGTGATCAAAGAATGGAGCATATTGTATTTAGAAATGGAGCATTACACGTTCCAAGAGAACACACTGTTTTGCAAAAACTACTTTCTATATATCACCCATTAAAAGATAAACTTTTTGAAGAGTATAAACCAGCTAAACAAGCTGAAAATCAAATTGAAGTTTTAGAGATGGAAGCTGACGCTATAATCGCAGCAAGAGGTTTAGACATTGACATGGCAGAAGCTATTATGCGCGTAGAGATTGGATCTAAAGTGGCACAGATGAGTTCTAAAGAGCTTAAAAGAGATTTGATGCTATTTGCTAGACAACAACCTGAATTGTTTTTAGATTTATTGGATGACGACAATGTTGTTCTTAGAAACTTTGGTATAAAAGCAGTTGAAGAAGGTTTATTAAGATTATCATCAGATCAAAGAACTTTTACTTGGGCTTCTAATAATAGAAAACTAATGAATGTTCCATTTGACGAGCACCCTTACTCAGCTTTAGCCGCTTGGTTTAAAACTGACGAAGGAATGGAGATTTACTCCAATATTGAAAAAAGATTAAATTAATCTAACTGTAGATGCAGTCGCTCTACGGAGCGATTGCAAACTACAAAATTTAATTATATGAAAAAATCTAAAGGATTAGGCGACTCAATAGAAAAAATTACAAAAGCAACTGGAATTAAAAAAGTTGTTGATACAGTTAGTAAGATAACTAAAAAACCTTGTAACTGTGGAGAAAGGAAAGATACTTTAAATAGATTGTTTCCTTATAATAATAAATAAAAGAAATTATGGTTAGTATAGATACGGTATATCAAAAAGTTTTAGCATTTGCTAATAAAGAGCAAAGAGGTTATATAACGCCTCAAGAGTTCAATCTATTTGCTGACCAAGCACAAATGGAAATATTTGAACAATATTTTTATGATTTAAACCAACATCAAAGAATTCATGGTAGCTCCGAAGAATATAGCGATATGTCACATAATTTAAATGAAAAGATTGCTTTTTTTGAAAGTGTCGCCGCTGTAACTCAAGGAGGATCAATAACCGCTACTGATTTGTATAGACTAGGTACTGTTGTTAACGCTATTGGCGTGGAAGTTGAAGAAGTGCAACAAAACGAACTTTTATATCTAACAAAATCACCTCTTACAATACCAACTGCTAATAGACCTGTATATGTTAGAATAGGACCATTATCATTAAACATGACTCCTGCCGCGCCCGGTAATTGTACTTACGTAAGAAAACCATTAAAACCTAGTTGGGGATATGTTGTAGTTAATGGAAAAGCTCTTTACAATCCTTCAACTGTAGTTAATTTCGAGTTACATCCAGCAGAAGAAAGTGAGTTGGTTTATAAAATATTAAAATTTGCAGGTATTTCAATGAAAAAAGATGATATTGCAAGAGCAGGGCAAGTACAAGAACAATTACAAGTTCAACAAGAAAAACAATAAATAAATGGGATTAATAAATCAAACGCAAGAAAGTTATTACGATAGCAATAGTTTTGGGAACTACCAATTTACATCTTTAAACGATATAGTAAATCAATTTATTATTGCTTACGTGGGTGAGGGCAAAATAATATCTAAAATTAAAAGAACTGATGTTGCTTTTCACGCTCAAAGAGCGTTACAAGAATTATCTTTTGATACGTTTAAATCCTGTAAAGCACAAGAAATAACGGTACCGGCAACATTACAAATGGCACTTCCTCAGGATTATGTAAACTATACTAAAGTTAGCTGGGTAGATTCTGCTGGTGTAAAACGTATATTATATCCTACTAGTAAATCTTCAAATCCAACAAGTCCTCAAATTGATTCAGATGGTGATTTAATGTTTGAAAGTAGTGGAGATTTAATATCTTCTGGCAATATGTTGGGTGGAGAAACTTTTGAAGGTGGTCCAAATAATTGGAATTTAAATGTTACCGCTAGAGATGGAGGAGCTCAAACAGGTATATTAATTAACTCAAATACTGGAGCAACTGGTCAAACAGATAACAACTTTACTACTTCTGTTGGTTGGCTTTGGCATAATAATAAATTAAAACTTTTTAATTCTGTTGGTAATAACGCTATAAGACAAACTAACGTGCCAATATATAGTGGTGAAACATATACACTTACATTTACTATAAGCGATTATGTTGCTGGAAATTATACTTGGTATCTTGTAGATGAAGACGGTAAAAGATTTACAGGCACTACTGTTTCCGCTAATGGTACGTATACACAAACTATTGACATGTCAACAGGTACTTTTCCAAACGCAACTTGGGGACCTCAAACTATAGCTTTTAGAAACGATAATACTGGTACTGGAACTGATAGTATTACTTTAGATAACGTTTCTTTAGTGAGAGTTGGTGATGAGGAAACATCTGCTGCTTGGAGCGGTTACAAGTCCAATGTTCCATCGGAAAATAATAATGACGATTACGAAGATGATACATACTGGCCTATCGCTGGAAATAGATACGGATTAGATCCTCAACATGCCCAGGCTAATGGTTCGTTTTATATAGATTGCATTTCTGGAAAAATACATTTTAGTTCTAATATTTCTGGTAAAAGCGTAATATTAGATTATATAAGTGATAGTCTTGGGACGGACGAAGAAATGCAAGTTCATAAATTTGCAGAAGAAGCTATGTATAAATGGATTGCTTACGCAATATTATCTACAAGGGGAAATACGCAAGAATATATAGTTCGAAGATATAAACAAGAAAGATTTGCGGCTATTAGAAACGCAAAACTAAGACTATCTAATATTAAATTAGAAGAAATTACTCAAATTTTAAGAGGCAAATCAAAACAAATAAAACACTAGTACATGCCAGAGATTAAGAATCAGTTTACCGGTGGTAAAATGAACAAGGATGTAGACGAAAGACTTGTTCCCAAAGGTGAATATAAAGATGCTATGAATATACAAGTATCGACCTCAGAAGGATCTGATGTTGGTACTATTCAAAATATATTAGGAAATTTACCTGGATGCACTGCTGACTATATACAAAGCGGATCTTATACAGTGGGATCCATAGCTGATGAAAAAAATGATTCTTTATATTGGCTTGTTTCGGGTTCTGAAAACGTATCTGGACAAAGCTTGTTAGTTGATGAAGATATTAGTTTTAAAGACATGATAATACGTCATGATGTCTCAGGGCAAACTTGTCAACCTGTCTTTGTTGATAAATATAAGTTTTGTATTGGTTTATCAGGTCTTAGTGGAGTAGGAAATTCTATAATACTACCAGATAGTGATTTACTTTCGCAAATTGTAAATGGTATGAATGCTACTGGATATGGCAATAATAATGTTATATTTGGACCAACACCAATAAATGGTATTGGAGCTGTAACTATGCTACCTCTTAATTACCAATCTGAAGCTATACCTGACCCTGGTGTTCCCTTTACGCCACCAGATATTCCTATTGGAGATATAAATAATACTAATATGTATATTAGAGGTTTTTGGGATGATACTACTAGTAAATATACTAATATTCATTACGACCAATCTGTTGATACTACATTCGCGCCAATATCACAAGCAAATCTACCTCCAGATGGTGCGTCTCAATTCTGGATACCAGCTTCAGATTTACCAGCGCCACATAATATAACACCAGGTAGTCAAATTCAAAGCGTTTTAGCTCAATCTTATTATGGATGTCCAGGAGGGGGGAATTGCAACGCAAATGTTTTAAATGGATTTGGCCACGTAACGGTTTATGATATTGTTTTAGGGCAAGTAACAAGTCATTTAGGAATCCCTATCCAAGCGTGGATAATAACCGTTGGAATTCCAGGCGGGCAGTATGACGGTGGTATAAATAGAGTTCATTATTGTTGGAGTGATCAAAGTGGAAATCAATATGGTTGTAGTTGGATGACTGGTATATGGCAAAAAGATGCAAGTATTCTTGCTGGTTACCAAAACGCAGAGGCTTTTCCTTTTTATGAATTAGAAACTAATATTGCCCCAATTACTTTCACTCAATATACATATACAGTAACTAATGTTATAAATATAGAACCTACTTCATCCGGGTGGTTAGATGAGGTTTACAATGTACTTTTTGATGAAAATGGTCAACCTACTGGTAGCGCACTACAGATTACGTCTACAGGTGGTGGAAGTAATTTTCCACCTAACTCATGTATTGATCCTAACAGCGTTATTGACGCGGTTGGTTTTGATCCGGCAACAGGAAGTTATGATAATGAATTTGAAATAATTGATTGTAGTACCGGTGTAGCAATACCGGATGGGGTAATACTTCAAAATACTAACGGAGATCCTATTACTTTATGGATAATTGGAGACGCTCTTGATGCTATTATACTAAGTGAAGATGTTGATTTCACCGGTGTAGATACTGTTTGTTTTGAATCAGACAGAATTTTAAACTTTGACCAAAACAGATTAATTACTGGTATCGATATTATTGATGACATGTTATTTTGGACAGATAATTTTTCTGAACCAAAGAAAATAAACATATCACGAAGTATACAAGGTACAGATCCTTCGGGCGAAATACACACAGCTGTTATTAATCAAGATGCGGGATATAATTTAACGCCTAATTACAATCCTATTAAAGAAGAACATATTACGGTTATTAAAAAAACGCCTAAAAATGCGTTGAATTTAGAACTTAGCGACGGTAGAGATCCTTCGTTAAGCTATGCAGGAATAACAGGCGTAGGATTAGATACAGCCACATCATCAATAATAAACTCTTCTAATCCTGCTGTGCAATATGATTTTTCAACTTTATCAATTGGAGATACTGTTAGTTTTTATATACAAACAGATTATGATGGCTTAACGCAAATGGATTTTGCCTGGGAAGAAGGTGGTTATTTATTGTTAAGAGAATTTAATGAGGGTCCTCCCGCTTCCGCTCCAAACGTGCCTCTTGCTAATTGGACAATAAGAGGTTTGATAACAGAATGGCAATCTAATAAATTTGAGAATATTACAGGGGGCCTTGTTCAAGTGCAAATACAAGTTGTGGGTTTAAATGGAACTCCATTAGATCCAGATCCAAATAATTTAGGAGGCTCGTTATATTATGTTGTTGATTACGAAGATACAGACCCCGTTATATTTGAAGATAAACTACCAAGATTTTCTTATAGGTATAAATATGAAGACGGTGAATATTCTACTTTTGCACCGTGGTCTGAAGTTGCGTTTTTACCTACTGGATTTGATTACGAACCAAAAAGGGGTTGGAATACTGGTATGTTAAATAATCTTAAATCTATAAAAGTTAAAGGTTTTAAACCAACAACTGCAATATTACCAACAGGTAGAGATGTGGTTGAGATAGATATACTTTATAAAGAAGATACCTCTCCAAACGTATATCTTGTTCAATCTATTAGTCCTGTAGATATACTTCCTGCTGGAATTTCTCAACTACCTTGGTATTCTGGTGAATATATAATAAAATCAGAAACAATAAAAGCCACGCTTCCCTCTAATCAACTTTTACGACCATGGGATAACGTTCCTAAAAAAGCATTAGCACAAAGTATTAGTGGTAATAGAATGATATATGCTAATTACGAGCAAAATTATGATTTAAAAGTTAACGGTCAGAGTTACAAGCCAGACTTTAAAAATAGTTTAACTGCTTGGACAGCACCAATTCTTGGTGTTCCTGAAAAATCAATTAAATCTTTAAGAGATTACAAGTTAGGAGTTGTTTTCACAGATAAATACGGTAGAGAAACTCCAGTTTTAATTAGTGAAAATGGTGGTTTTAAAGTAGAGAAAAAAGATTCTTTAAACGCAAATAGATTAAAAGTTGGATTAAGAGGTAGTGTGCCGCCAGAAATGACTTATTATAAGTTTTATATAAAAGAAACTTCTAGTGAGTATTATAACTTAGCTATGGATCGTTGGTATAATGCAGAGGATGGTAATCTGTGGTTGGCATTTCCATCTTCTGATAGAAACAAAGTAGACTTAGATACTTCTTTATATTTTAAAAGAGGAGTTGATGGGGATGAAAACGTTTTTGAAAACTCTACAAGATATAAAGTTTTAGCTATAGAAAACGAAGCTCCTGAATTTATTAAAACTAGAAGAATACGTATAGGTACAGTAGCACATTATGCGGGTACAAACCAGCTTTTTGGTAACACAACAGATAATCTTAGTGATGCTCCACGGGTAACCGGTGTGTCTTTTAAAATGAATTATTATGATTTTTTTGGGACTAGTCTTTCTAAAATGGAAGATATCAAAGAAGATATATATATACAGTTTGTTAGTTCAGGTGATTATTCTAGTCAATATAAAGTTTCAGAGATAACATCTGACTTTGACGCAACAGCTACTCCAGCTGCCACCAACCCAGGCGAATACCATGTAACTCTCGACACTAATCTTAAAGATGATATAAACTTTATATTTGATGATGCTTCTGGGGCAAATTTTATACTAGATGACACTAAAGTTGTATTTACAAAAGCCGTTGTAGAAAATAAACCAAAGTTTGATGGTAGATTTTTTGCTAAAATTGAAAATGATGGTAAAATACAAACACAAATAACAGATGATTCCGTTGGCGTAAACTATTTAGAAGTAACATCAAAAAAAGTTTATCTTTTAGAAGATGATTCCCAGCTTAAGGATATATCTAGAATAGCAGTTACGACACCAGGGATAAGTTTAGTGCAATTTGATTACAGTGGATATCAGTTTACTGGTGGTTACATGGATGGAAATACTGAAATGGATATTGAAAATCCTGGCGGTATTAACCAAAATTACCATGCCGCTAGAAACGCTTATTTTCAATTAGGAAGAGATTTTGAATCATGGGATTATTCAAATCCAGGTGGTGGTGGTGGTTTTAGTAATATTGAAGACTGGCACCATTGGACTAATAAATTATTTTATCCTGAGATGATAAATGAAAATTGGGCGGACAAGGGGTATAAAAGTGAAATCGACCAATCCCAAGTAGGGGTATGGTTTATAGATAGATCAACTAAAAAATACTCACTAAGTACGTCTGGCCCTGATGATAATGCGTTAGTTTGGCCAGGTGATTCGGATATTTGGCCATCTTCTTATGGTCCGCATAACATGAACCACGTTTCACCCGCATGTAATTTTGCAACTAATTCTGTACTAGGGGGATGCGGTTTTACAGGAGCAGCATGGTTTGATGACACTGGTGGTGGTATCACACACACATCTACACATTCTCTAATAGATTTAGGTTTTGGAGGTTTTGGAGGGATAGAAAATTGGGCCGCTGATCTTAGTAATGATTTCGGTGATTGTGGTATAAACGGTTATGATTTAGATGACTCTATCACTGATACGGATAATTATTTTGGTGTTGGAAATGGTAATACTAATTGGAACGATTCACAGACGACTAAATTTGTTGAAGCATTAAGTGCTGGTTTTACTTTTAGATGGAGAGAGGATCCAACAGAAACGATATATAAAATTGAGGGACAGACTTCATACCAGAAAAACTATCGTTTTGGTAGAGTTGATGATGGATTTTGTAATAATAGAACTCACCTAACCGGCGCCTTGTCATCTTACACTAAAACATTTAGTATAAAAGTAACTCCATCTATGGTTGGATGGGATCCAGCAGCACCTCCAGGTACGTACATGACTAATGGGCTACATTTAGGTAACGGAGTGTTTCACGACACATTAGTGGTAACCGGTATAACAGGTTCGCCATCCAGTCCCGCAAGTGTTTCAAGTGGCGACGCCACTATGATGTTACAAGACGTAAGTTCTATAAAAGTAGGTATGTCCGCGGGTACAAATACCAATATTCCTTTAGCTTCAAAAGTTGTTTCTGTAGATCCACTGACTAACATTATTGTATTAGACTTAGGCACAACCGGTACTATTGCTGCTGGTACTACGCTTTCGTTTGGATTTACAATAAGAATAGTATCTGCACACATGTATGGTATAGCTGGTAACCTTATACTTCCAAGAGAAAATTATATAATAGTTGATAGGAAAACAACAGAATGTAGTAATGGGAATACTTTAAAACCCACATATACTCTTCATAAAGGAATGAAGCTTGATATGTATAATTTAGATAGCTCAAGCGATATTGCGGGGGATATGTGCATAAAAGAAATAGATGAGCATCCTAATGGATGGAAACTTACAATGGGTGGATATAACGGGCCAATAAATTACTGGGGCGGTAGTGGTGGTGGAAATCTTAGTGTTAATTTTGCCGCGGATAATAGAATGGTTTTCAAGCAAGTATCTATGAATGGGGCAAGTAATTTTACGGAAGCCAACACTGATTTAGGCCAAGTAAATGCACCTCACCTTGAGGGATATCCTTCTTTTGCGTTAGGGCGACTATGTGCTGTTGGTTATGATATGGTAATATTGGAACCTGTTGACGAATATAGTGACGGAGGAAATTTACCAGAAAATCCTTTTGTTTGGGAGACGGAACCTAAAGAAGATACTGATCTAGATATTTACTATGAGATAAGTGAAAATAACCCAACCAAACTAAGTAGAGATACTATTAATACAGCAATACCGATAAATTCTATAGTAACGAGTAATTCTGGAGAAGGTGGAACATGGAATAATGTAACGGTAGTATTTAATTCATCTGCATCTGGACAGGAGATAGGTATATCCGAACTTATGTGGGTTGGTCCTGGTCTCGCGCCTAATGGTACGTATCCATTAGAAGTGGGTAGTATTTTGCAAATAACAAAACCTAATGGCGTAGTATTCAGCGTAGAAATTGAGGAAATATTCCCATATGCTTCTTTTATGCTGAATGCTTCTAATCGATTCAAACTTAAGAATAGTTTACATCGTAGCAATTATCATTTAAATTGGCATAATTGTTATTCTTTTGGAAATGGTGTTGAATCTAATAGAATTAAAGATACTTTTAACTCACCTTTTATATCAAATGGAGTTAAAGTATCATCGACACTGGGGGAGGACTACAATCATGAACATAGAAAAAGCGGATTAATTTACTCTGGAATATACAATTCAACTTCTGGCGTTAATAATTTAAATCAATTTATAGCAGCTGAAAAAATAACTAAAGATATAAATCCTATTTACGGTAGTATTCAAAAGTTACAAGCTGGATGGGGACAGGCTGGTGATTTAATAGCTCTTTGCGAGGATAGAATATTAAAAATACTAGCCAATAAAGATGCTTTGTTTAACGCCGATGGAAACACTAACATTACTGCTACAAATAAGGTTTTAGGAACTGCGACTCCTTATTCGGGAGAATATGGAATATCTAAAAATCCAGAGTCATTTGCTTCAGAAGCCTATAGAGCATATTTTACTGATAAAGTTAGGGGCGCTGTAATGAGATTATCTATGGACGGTTTAACCGCTATATCCGATCACGGTATGAAAGATTGGTTTAGAAAAAATTTAAAATTAAGCAATAGATTAATTGGTAGTTATGATGATAAAAAAGATGAATATAATATAACTTTACCTGATGTAAATAAAACTGTTTCATTTAAAGAAGATGTAAGAGGTTGGGTTAGTTTTAAATCTTTTGTACCTGAAAATGGTATTAGTTGTGCTAATGAATATTTTACTTTTAAACAAGGAGAAATATGGAAGCATCATGACGAAACTCCATATTTACCTGGATCTGGAAATAGAAATACTTTTTACGGAACATTTTCTAATAGTGATTGGTCTAGTTTTACCGCTATTTTAAACGAAGCCCCTGGTAGCATTAAGACTTTTCATACTTTAAATTATGAGGGCACGCAGTCAAAAATAGACGCTTTAACAAATTATAATATATATATTCCAGGTACGGCTAACGCTCAAACTGGCACGCCTGGAGTTGTAGATGTAAATTATCCATTAGGAATATCTGATGGTGAGTATTATAATTTAACAGCAAAGGAGGGTTGGTATGTTGAAGATATTCACACGGATTTAGAATCAGGTGGTTTAAATGAATTTATAGAAAAAGAAGGTAAGTGGTTTAATTATATAAAAGGTAAAGTAGGAAGCGTTACTGATGGTGGTAATATTATCAGTGGTTTTGACAATGCTGATTTTTCATTTCAAGGTCTAGGCATGATGGTGACAGCACCTACTATAAGCAGCGCATTTGGATGTACTGATGATTCAACTGGTACTACCCCTAGCGGAGTTGTATATAATATTTATGTTAATTATGATCCATTGGCGCAGGCAAATGATGGTTCTTGTATGTTAGCTGTACTTGGGTGCACTGATCCAAATGCGGATAATTATGATTGTGCAACTGCGGTTAACTCAAATTCAACATCGCCTTGTAGTGATTTTGTAACTGTAGATGATGGTTCTTGTAATATTTATGGTTGCTTAGACTCTAACGCTAACAATACAAATCTAACAGCGACGGTACATGATCAATCGCAGTGCACTTATGATATTTATGGCTGTATGAACTCAGACGAGTGGAATCAAAATTTACAAACTGGTAGTATTTTAAATTACGATCCGCTTGCTACAGTTCCTTGTAATGGAATTAATGGTAATTACCCTAATTATACTCCAATTCCTTGTGAGCTAGATGATACAGAGTTAGGAACATATCAAACTGGGCTTGGAATTTCAGGACTTGGATGCTGTTGTCAGATTGCAATTCCTGGTTGTATGGATCCTACTGCAAGTAATTTTAACGAATACGCTACTGTTTCATGTATTGGTTGTTGTTTATTTAATTTTCCAGGATGTACAATTAGTACGGCTTGTAATTATGATAACACAGCTAATAATAATGACGGTTCATGTACTTTTTGTAACGATCCTCTTGCTAATAACTTTGATGGTTATGACACTGATGGCGTAACCCCACTAGCTACTTGTGATATTGGTTGTGTTTATTGCATGGCTCCTACAAATTTAGTAGTAGCTATTCCAGAGGCTCCAATAAGTCAGCAAACAAATGTAAATATAGTAATGGATACGCCACTTGTACCACCAGGTGCTCAAATAAGTAGTTTTACTGTTGAATATTCTAGTGATGGTGGCGCTACATTTACCACGTTTACTAATACTTGGGTTCCTTATGGAATCAACTCATCAACAGGAACTATAGGTGTTTTTCTACAAATTAGTGGTTTAACAGCTGGCACAGACTATACGTTTCGAGTAACCTCAAATTGTAGTGCTGGGACATCATTATTAAATCCAACTTGGAGTACTACTTCATCTACTACGGTTACAGGTAGCACCTCGCCTCCACCGCCACCTGGGTGTACTGATCCTTTAGCATGTAATTATGATAACACGCCTGGGTTAGTAGATGATGGTTCTTGTATAGATGCTGTTAATTGCACAGGCTGTGGAACTATTGGTTATGATGAGTTTTGTGATACTTGTTGGGACCCAATATTATTAGTCGCGGTACCTCCTAACACTGTTGGTGGTGGCCCTTATGTATTTACAGATGGAGCGCTTTGTCAAACTCCAAATCTTGGTGGTTGTATGACTCAAGGTGCGTCAAATTATGATTCGACGGCCACATTTGATGATGGTTCGTGTTATTATGATATTTTTGGATGTTCTGATCCATTAGGAATAAATTATAACTCAGCTGTAACTATTGATGATGGGAGTTGTTTATACTGCGAGTATGGGTGTACAGATCCATTAGCATTCTTATACAGTCCAACCGCAACATGTGATAATCAAACGTGTTTACATCCTGGATGTACAGATCCTACTGCTGATAATTACGGATGGGGTAATGTTCCTGGTGATGGCACAAACCCAAACCCTTGGCCAGCTAATTTTGCATACCCAGGAAATAACCAAATTGATTTTGGCGCAGGTACATTTCAGTATACAACTGCCACTGGTTATGAAGATAACTCATGTACTTACCCTGCAATTCCAGGTTGTACGTATGGCGATGACAACCCAATGATTCCATATGGCAGCATTTATTCTTCACCAGGGCAGTTATGGAACATGACTGCCCTCAACTACCCACTAACTTACGCGGTAATTTACGGCCAATATATTTATCCTGGAATGACTGAACCAGCTTATAGCGCTTTAAATTATGATCCTACCGCAAACACCGAAGATGGTTCGTGTATGTGGGATTTAAACGTTTTTGGTACAACAGGTTGTACAGATCCTACAGCTATGAATTACAATCAAAATTGGACTAATCCAGACGATGGTAGTTGTTACGCACTTGAGTTTTTTAATGGTAGTGAGATTGGTAATAACACCACCATGAATTTACAGTTCCCAAATTTTACAGGTAGTAACGTGTATTGTGATACTAGTACTTGGACAGGTTGCCCAGCGCTCACTGCGCAAAATGACTCTGTGTTTATTATACCTATAGACGCGCTAAGTCAAGATCCAATTCTCCTTAGCTCACAATATGCCCAAATGGACTTTTTATCTGAAATTACTTCCACTAACAACTTCCCCGGGCCAATTGATTTTCCAGCACTAAGTGCCCAAAGTGGAAGCATCAATTATTTAGATTTACAATCTAACGGCTTAAAGCATTTATGGAATATGTTAGGAGAAACAAATCAAACTGGCTTTAAAGATGCTGTGTTAGCTAATGCTTCTAATACACCAGTTGATGGCACGCCATGGAGTAGAGTGGTTGATATTGAATACTACAGCATGAATACAGCAGAAAATAGATTTTTAGGAACACATACTTTAACAATAGTACCTGGTTGTATGGATAATAATAACACAAATTTTGCCACTCCTTCTATTATAAACACAACAACTTATGGATCAGATCTATCTATAAACGCAATGGATTTAGGTGGACCTTTAGATGACGATACAACACCTTTTGTTGTTAATGGTGTTATGGATGCAACTGTCCCTGGTTGCTGGAATCCTTGTAATCCACTTGGAGCATGTTAAAATTAATAAATAACATTAAATATAAATAATAATGCAAGTAGCCACTCTTACTTTTGCGAATGATTTAAATTCTAGTCTTCAAATAGGTGATATAGTATACTATTCCTCTCTTGGATCTTCTGGTGGATTTTCAACTTCAACAGTTCAACTAACTACAATGTTTGGCGTTGTTATTAGTATAGGTGCTAATACCGTTATGGTTTCTTATGATGAAACTGTAGTTTCACCTCCATTAGTTACTGATTATATTTCTTTTGAAAAAGACAAACAAGTAAATTCATCTAGTATAATAGGGTATTATGCTGAGGCAACATTTAAAAATAACTCCCGAGATAAAGTAGAATTGTTTGCAATTGGTTCAGAAATTTCAGAAAGTAGTAAATAAATAAATATGAAAATAATAAATAATTTTAATTTAGATTTATCTAGTCTGCCAGCAACTATTGAGTCAAGATCATTTTCAATAATTGGTGATAGTGGTGCGGGGTTTATTTTAGAAATAAAAAACGAAGATAATTATTATTACAATTTTACAACTCAACTATTTCAAGCTGCTGTAACTAAATTAGAAGGAGAGATAGGAAATGTCCCTTTTAAAGGTACAATTAAATTTCCAGCGGTTGGTGATGATGATCAGTATGATATTTTTCTTTATGCTGCCCCAGGAACAAAACACGCTGTATACAACGAGGTAAGATTTGGCGATGGGAGTATTGATATAAACTCATCAACAGGATCTAATTCTTTATTAATGCAAAAAGTTATATATCAATATACGGCTTTAACATTAACACTATCTACATACAATCCAACAGCTGCTTTTACAATTAGCTCTTTAGTAAACGATACTTTAGAAATTTACCCTGGCAAAAGTAGTGGTAAAATTCCTTTCACTATATCCTGTAGTAGCGCGTCTGGAGCTTCATTTAAAATTATAAACCAACCTACGTCAAGCGATGTATTATCATTTGTAACACCAACTGTTGGTTCAGATCCAGAAACTTTACCAGGAGAAAATATATATCCAACAGCTACAACTGCTTTTACTGGAGATGATATTAATGGTGCTGTTACTAGTGGTAGTGTAGTTAGAATGGACAACACCGATTTATCTGCAGTAATTAAAGTTGGAGATAAAATAACTACCGCCGTGACGACAGACACTGTAGATGGCGCTGTTTCTAGTTCTAATAGAATCGTAATGGATAATAATGTTGCTACTAAGATGGCTGTTGGAGATCAAGTCACAGGTACTGGTATTTCGGATACATCATTAGTAACGGTTACACACTTAAATCCAGATACTGATGATGCTAAAGAACTTCAAGTATCAGAAGCTGTTAGTATAAGTGACGGTGTTACTTTAACTTTTAGTTCTAAAATAAATAGAGATTTAACAACTGTAACTGTTGTTGAAACTAGTGGTGTTGCCACTGATTTTACAATGTCACGAGCTGTTCAATTTAGGGATAATGCACCATTAACGTTTTATAATCAAAAAAATTACCAATGGCCTTTAGATAGTATTAATAAAATTACTAATGGAATGATTGTTGTGCCAGGTACTAATGTCACAGCAGGAACAGCAGTTAGTGTATATAGCGATGCGATGACTATACTTGATGGTACTAGCGAAGAAAGAGTTATAATAAAAAATCAAGCGCCAGCTTTAAATACAAAAGCTCAAAAACCAACAGTCGTAAAAGGTTTAGTGACAGTGCAACCTGGTAATATTATTTTTAATTATCAACAAGTTAAAGCTCTTGGTGGAGATGCTTTAAAGATAGGTGGATATGGGACTAGTAAAATATTAGATATTCATGGATATGAAGTTAAATTTAGTGATCTTGCTATAGCGCTAACACCAATAACAACAACAACAACAGCGGCTTCTTCTGCTAGCACTAGCGTTGTGGTAGCAGCTAGAGATGGTATATTGAATGGTACTAGTACAGTTAGTGGTATAGGTATAAATCCAGCAATCGCGGATCCAATTGTAAATAGTGGGGCTAGCGCAGCGGGAGCTGGAACAATAGTTTTAAGCGCCGCTCAAACCCTAGAAAGTGGTATAACATTAACTTTTCCTGGTGCTGGTAAAGTTGCTACTATAACTGGTAATATAGAAGTTATAAAAGCAGGCGCTGCTGATGCAACACTTAGATTTGATGTAGAAAAACTTCTAACATCAACGTAATAGTAAAAAAACAGTGAAAACTGTGACTATATTAGATATAAATTAAATTAAATTATGTCTAAAAATGAACTAGAGAAAATACTAGATAATACACCCGCAAAATCATATAGAGATAAAGTGAAGCAAATTGAAGATTATCTCATCAGTATAGCGGATGGGGTTGATATTATTGGTAATGGAAAAGAAATAACATACGGTGAGGGTTTGTGGGATTATAAACACTCTTTTGCAGATGGTATTTATATTAGAGAGATGAGGATGAAACAAGGTCAGTTAGGGTTCTCTGCAATACATAAACATAGTTATGGTTTCTTTTTGCTATCCGGAAGATTAGCATCATCAAAAGAAGAAGGTGTTGAAGAATTTATAGCACCATGTTATATTATATCACCACAAGGCGCAAAACGAATAGTTTATGCCTTAGAAGATTGTGTTATAACTACAGTACATGCTAACCCTACTAACACGGAAAATCTAGATGAGTTAGCAAAAATAAATATATTTTTCAACTGGGACGAGTACGATGAATATATAAAGAAACAAAAAGAATAGAAATGAATAAAGTATTAATTAAAAATATAGAATTATGGCTTGGGCAATAGTAGCAGTAACAGCTGCAACAGCTATTAAAAGCGGTTTGGATATTCACGCTAAAAATAAGGCTGCTGATAGAGCGGAGGACAAAGCAAATGAAGCTCAAGCTGAAGAGCAAATCCAACAAGCTAAACTACAAAAAAGAATGGATAAGTATGAGTCTTTTGAATATAAAAATCCTTATGCTGATATGGAAAACGTGTACGAAGATTTAACAGTTAATCAACAGCAAGCTCAATTTCAAGCTCAACAAGGTTCTCAACAGAGAGCTAATATATTGCAAGGGCTTAGAGGTGCTGCTGGTGGTTCTGGTATCGCTGGTTTAGCGCAAGCTATGGCTAACCAAGGTCAGTTACAAACTCAACAAATATCAGCTTCTATAGGACTACAAGAAGCTGCTAATCAAAGAGCGAAAGCTGCGGGCGCTAGTAGAGTGCAGTTTGCAGAAAGAAAAGGAGAAGGAATGGTTCAGTCTGCAGAAGCAGGTAGAGTAAAAACTCTTTTGGCATTTCAGCAAGGTGATACCGCGGCTGCTATGCAATACTCAAATCAAATGGATGCTAGGCAAATGCAAGCTGACAATGCTCTTACTCAAGCGTGGACTAGTGGAATAGGAAATACTGTAGGTGCCTTTGCAAACGCTTATGCTGGTGGTATGAGTACAGGTGGTGGTGGTACTGCTCCTGGTGGTGTACCGCTTGAGAACTGGGGAGGTGATACTTATAATCCAAATATAGATTATAGCAATGTTGGAGGTTAAAATTAAACAAATATAAATATGGTAATAAATTTAGGAGGTAGTGTTGATACGCAATTAGTACAAGGTGCTAAAGAAATATCTAGACATAAATATCATGATCCTGGGACTGAAGTAGATAGAACTACCGCTGTGGTTGGATCTAGCGTTGGAGCTGTAGTTGATGGCGTATTAACTATTTTTAATAAAAAACAAAGTTTAGAAGCAGAACACGATAAAAGAGTGAGTGAATTTCAAGATATTGCCGCTGAATGTCATGATAAACTAGCAAATCAAAACGAACCTTTACCACAAAAAGTAGTCGACGCTGTAGAAGGAGAGATTAATAGATTACAAGGTGAGTACGAGAAAGTAAACGTTGTAGGTAAAGGAGACTCAAGGGAAAAAGAAAGAGCTAGAACTAAAATTATGGCTGAGTTAACTAGAGTTACTAATCAAGCTATATCTACTAGGGCGGATTTTATGAAGATGGGACAGAGCTCTGGTAATTGGAATACTGCTTTAATAAAAAAAGGAGATATAGATCCAATAAAATCTATTCTTAATATAGATGGTATGGATAAAAATGATAATATTTCTGCTAGATTTATAGATGGAAAATTAACATTTACAACAAGTAATTATAGTACTGGTGGTGGTTTGCCTGCTTTTCAAAGTATAATGGGAGAGGCGGCTACACAAGAAGATATGGAGGCGTGGAAAAGCCAAACGCCAGAATGGGAGGATAAACTTGCAGCTTCATATGGCGCTCCTATTTCTTTTACCTCAAACCAAATGGCCAAAGCTATACGAACTAAAAACCTAGATAACGATAGTATGGTTTTAGATGGTCAAATGGATTTTATCAAGCAGGGTAAAAACGATGGTAAAAATAGTAATCGTAATTATTTTCGTAACGATGATGGTAGTCTCGATGAATATGCCTATAATGAAACTAAAGCAGCTTTTGCCGGAAACATCGCGGATGAAAAACAATTTCAAGACATGGCTACTAGGCGTATGTCTAAGCTGGGTGCACCTAGTTTTAAAATGGGGTTAATAAAAAATATGAATATTCCAATACAAGTGCTTGATAATATGTTCATAGGTGAAGGCGGAAACCGAGTGCATTTTGCAGATGTGTTTGCTAGTATGGATTCCACTGGACCAAATGGAGAACCTGATGGATTTATAACAGCAGAAGACTTGGTTGATTATGAAGGTGGACAAACCGATTTTGAGAAAAACATCGATGAGATAATAAATGCCTTAACAGACATTGAGCATCCAGCATTTAATTTTGAAACTTCTAAAGACATGTTAGCAGATTATTACACTAACTTTAAAATGCAAGCGTATGAGCATAAATATTACGCTAGTGGTGGAAAAAAGACTTGGGAAGAAAGCGAAGAAAAAGGCGAGGAGATAGATGACATTACCTAAAATTAAAATTTAATATGAGCGAAGTATTTATAGATAATAAATATCAAGGTGGTTTTGTTGGAGATTTAGAAACTTTAACAAGTCAATTTCAACGTGGAGATATAAACAATCCGTTAGATGAGCAGGATATTGCGGCGTTAGAGTCTTCTCAAAAAAATATTGATTTAATTATAGACAATAAAATACCACTAACTGATGAAGCTAAATTTCAGTTAAACAGCTTGTTAAAATTTCACGACGAAGATTATGTCAATAAATTCAGATCTACTTATTTTACTCCAGAAGAAGTTGACTCGCTTTCAGTATCACAACCTAGTTCAGAAATTACACCAAATGCTCACGAACGACTGTGGAAAGCGTTAGCGGATAAAGAGCTTTATAGTGGTGATTACAATAAATTTAAAGAACAATTTTCTAAACCAGAAACACAAGAAAGATTATTCAAATCTCTTAAAGCTAAAAAATTATATAGTAAATCTGCCGGGGATTTCATGAACACATTTTTTCCAGCGGTTGATGAGCTCAAAGAAGAAGCTATTGAAGAAGTAAAAACCGAAGAAGTGGAAACTACAAAAGTACCACCTGGTTTATCAGGATCGTATTATGAAAAGCCTAAAAATTCTGAAGAAGTACAGCAATCTTTATTTAATATAAGAGATAATATTGATGGTAAAAATGAAATGGTTATCAACGGAACAGTTGAAGAGTATTTTAAAAAACCATTAAAAGGTTTCGATAAGTGGTTAGAAGATAACAATAAACAAACAATGAAAAAAGTTTGGAATCCAAGGATTAAAGGTTATCAATACGAAGGCGAGCCATTAACAAAATCTAAAAGAGAAGAATATTTAAAAGAGTATTTAGATAGATTTAGCGAAACTAGATACGATGAATATATAGAGTGGGCAAAAGGTGATGGAACACAAAATCTTCCTGTTGATAACGAAGATTATAAGAAAATACTAAACGAGCAAATAGAAAAAAGATCTAAGCAGGCGCAAGAGGAATATTTGAGAGGTGTTCCTCAAAAGTTAAGACAGGATGCTTTAATTATGATGCCAGATATTTTTGGTGGAGCTATGAATCTTCAAGTTGAAGCTGAAAGTAATGCTGATGTTGAAGAATGGAATGAGTTATACAATCCTAATGGCGATAATCCTTTAAGAGGTTTTAAACAAAGAAGAGCTAAGGGTAGAGATGGTGAATGGAAATTATTTACTCCTCCAATGGGTGAGGCTGGATCATTAGACGCGGGTAATAAAAAATATGATGAAAATTTAAAACTGCAAGAAAATTATATAAAAACAACTTATGATAAATATATAGCTGATGCAAAGGCCTATGAAGATAGCGTTACCGCATGGAATAATAAAAATAATAAGTTTACAACCGAGCTTAATAACCTTGAGGCTGATTTCAAAAAACTTGGAAGCGTAACTAAAGATTCATCTAAACAATCTATAGAAGCTCATAACGCTTTAGTTAGAAAACATGAAGATTTAATGAGTCGTATGAAAGCCGCGGGACTTGATGAAAAAAGAAGCGTTGAGTTAACAAATCTACAAACATCTTTAAAACAAAGATATGATGATTTAATGGATAAATCAGAAAAGTTCCAAGATATATCATTAGCTTCAGCTGCTCTAGGTTTAAACTATAGCTTTGGTGAAAGACTTGCTTTAAATCTTGAATCTTCTTTGGCTGATATAGGTGTTTTAGCTACAGGAACAATGTCCGCTTTAGCAGAAGCTAGTAGATTACTACCTGGTGATCAGCAAGAAATGGAATTTTACAAGCATATAAATGATACCTATAAAGCTTCTATAAATTATAATGAAAGCGTAAAGAATGAAATGCAAACGTCTTTACCTGAATCAATTACTTGGGAGACTAGAAAAGGAAACTATGGTGCTTATATAGCTGATATGTTTGCTAATAACTCCGCTAGTATTTTAACAGCTATTGGATCTGGTGGTTTTGGCGCGTTAGCAACAAGAGGTATGGTAAAGGCGGGTGCTAAAGGAGCTCAATTAGTTGCACAACAACAAGCAGCTATGCAAGTAAGGAAAAAACTAATGAAAGCACCTATGGCTATTTTCTTTGGTTTAGAAGGTGGGGCTAAGCTAGCAGATATGGAAATATCAAAAAAGAACGCTCCAAAAGCAATAGCATTTTTCAACCAAGAGCTTAAAAGAACAGATTTAACTCCTGCTGAAAGAGAAGAAATATTACAATTAAAAGATGAGCAAGAAAAAGCATTAAATATAAATCAATTTCAAAAAGCGTTTTCTACAATTGCTTATGGTGGTATAGCTATGTATGCTGAAAGATTTGGTACGTTAAGTTATGTTAACGGATTAAATCGCTTTGCCAAGACGACTGCTATTGAAGGTGTTGGAAAGAAAATGCTTTATGGTAGCGCTAATAAAATATTTAACGTTGGTATTGAACTTTTTGAAGAAACAGCCACTCAACTGGGACATAACTTAATTGATATAACTCTTTTAGATCAAGATAAATCTATGATAGATGGTATTGATACTGATTTTCTTGTTAATGTAGCTTTTTCATCTTTAGCAATTCAAGGTCCAAGTATGGGTATGAATTCTTGGAATACTATAAAGGGAGAGGTTCAAAGTAGACAAGACAGAATTAAATCTGATAAACTAGCTGCGGAATTAAGCGATATACAATTAGTGTTAAACCAAAGTGTAGATTTAACTACTGCAGAAAGAAAAGAATTAGTAAAAAGAAAAAGAGAAATATTAAAAGAAGCTGCTCTTCAAGATGTTGTTAGTATGCAGCGTGTTTCCAGAATGGATTCTCAAGAAGTAACAGAGCTATTTGAAATAAATAGAGAAAATAGAAAAGATATAAAGCTATTAAGAGAGCTTGGTATATCTGGTGAAGAAGTTGATGCTATTAAAAAAAGAAAAGAAGAAATAGTTAATAGAATAAATAAAAGAAACGAAAAAAGAGAAACTTTATTATCAAGAGACGACCAAAGAAGAAGAGCTAAGTTAAAAAAGTTTCAAGAAAAAGGACAAATTACAGATGGTAAGTTAATAACTGATTTAAGTGGTAAGGATATAGCTCAAGATCTAAAAACTGGTAAGATTGTTGGTACTCAAGAATATCTTGATCCAGACGCTGAATTTTGGTTAGCTAGGCATGAGTATAATGAAGGTATTGCTAGGGGATTAGGTAATAGTGTGCTTAAGTTTGAAGGTGAAAATGCTAGAGAAAACGTTGTTAAATATTTAGACAATAAAGTTAAATCAGATATAACTTTAGAAGACGGTACTATTTACACTGTTGAGCAACAAAAAGCAGATATTTTAGAGGGATATGATGATGGTGCCTATGGTACTAGTATTGGTAATGATGCTATATTATTTGAAAATAATATTATGACAGGTATTGGTGCTGGTGGATTTGCGGCTAAAATGGCAGCAACAACAGCGCTGCACGAGCTTTTACACATTCAAAATAGAAAAGCTGGCATTGTTAAAGATAGCAAAGTTGTTGAGGAAGCTAGAACAGCAGTTGATGAAATTAGAAACAGAATAAATGAATTAGCTGAACTTGGAGAAATAAACAAAAAAGATAAAATTGCAATTGACAAAAGAATAGCATCTTATGATGGTATGACTGGCGTTGCGTTAGAAGAATTAATTAATTTAGCTGGTGATTTAAAAGCAGCGGGAATTATGGGTAGAGAATCTGTATCTTTAGGTTTTGCTTTTAAATCGTTTTTAAACAGTGTTATAGAATCATATAATAAAATACCAAAATTAAAAAATCTATCTACATTTTTTATGTTTGAAGATGTAGATGATGTACTTAGATATATAGATAGTTTTCAAGGTAAACTTGCGGAGGGTAAAATTGTTATACCGCCAGAGGAAGAAATAGGAGAAGATATTAGAGAATCTAAAGCAGTAACTCCACTTGAAGCTATTAACGATTTATTACCTAAAGATATTAAAACTAATGAGGATTATAATAATTTCTTACAAGATCCTAGACGTTTTAGAGCTGTTTTTGAAGCTACAGTTGGTGATGGTGTTATTAGTAATTATGTTAAGTCAAAAGCTATAGGCGATGAATATAATGACGCTATTGAATCTGTTAGGGATAGATTAATTAATTTTAAACCCGAAGCAGAAAGAGCTGATGGAACAATTGTTGGTAAAAAAGGTTTTGGAGAATTTATATTTGCTAATACTAGATTTGGTAAGTTAGATGCTAAAAAAGCTTTAGCTATTAAAGCTGAAGAAACAAAAAGAACCAAAAGCATAGACACAAAAGAAGCTAGACAAATTGAAGATACCTCAACAGAAACTACTGATAGAGGTCCTGATACACGTAGAAAGAAAACAAATATTCTTAAAATTGGTAAGGTTGAAGGAAAAGCAGATGCTATAAGAAAAATAGTTAAAGTTAAACCAGGAGATACATTTAAAGAAGTTAGTGATAATAATACTGGAAAAGTTGCTGAAGAAATATTTGATGTACCAGCTAAAAAAATTACTGATCCAAAGAAAAACTTAACTTACGCTAAAAAAATAAAAGACGGTATACCAGAACCATCTGAAGCTGGTAATATACAAACTTTCTACGGAGACACTCAAACCGCGGAAAAGCTTATAAAAATACTACCTACAGAAAATGTTACTAGTAGCGATGCTGATATAAACGAAGTAGGAGAAAATATTGATGTTGATAGAGAAGTTTTAGGTCGAGGTTTAGGTTTAACTAATAGAATGTTAAACTACTTTTATAATAAAACAAATAGAAGATCTAAAGGTAAAAAATCACAACCTTTTATATGGGAATTAAAACCTGAGTTTAAAAACCCAACAGCTGAGGTTGTTGAACAGCTACAAAAAGATTTAGGTATAACGCCCCGTGGCGAATTAAACAATTATAATAGAAACATTGGACAACTGCTAAAAGGTGTGGCTAAATTTCAAGCTCAACAAACAGCTTTATCTACGGCTCAAAGAATTTTAACAGAACAAAAAGCTCCTAAAAAACAAATAGCTAGCGTTACAGCTGCGCAAAGTAAAGTTGCTTTTAGTAAAGCTGTAGATGTGGGTATTTTAAATAACGGTGTAGTTGAGCAAGAGTTTGAAATGGATGATATAACCCACATAGACAAACTACTTAAAATAAATAATCAAAAAGGTATATTTAGACATAGGACATCGAACGAAATTGATAATTGGTTTGATGTTTTTGAAAAAGATATAATAGCTAATATGCCTGAATCTGTTTTACCAAAAAGTAGACTAAATACTATTTTAAGACCTAGTAAAAGAATTTTTGCTGGCAAAAAGTTTGGCCTAGAAGGCAAGGGTCAAGACAAAATAACAATTACAAAAGGCGAGTATAAAGGTCAAGAAATGACCATAGATGATTATTATAAAATAAAAAGAAAAGAACTTTTAGCAAAAGATTTAAAATATGGTCCACCATTTAAAGGTGAAGGAGCTAATTATACATACGGAAAAACATATGCGGATCTTTTTGGTAAAACTGAACAAGAAATAAAAGAATCATTTGACAATGGCACTGTAGATGCTCAAAACAAGATAAATCTTAGTATGCACAAGCAAATGTGGGAAAGAATAGATAAATCTATTAAAGACACTAAAGGTAAGTCTCTTAGAGCTTGGGGTAGTTGGTTAAGTATGGTTGGTCAAGACACAGAGCATCCTCATAGAATGGGTGCTGAGTTATTAGGATATTCTAAAAATCCAAAAGGAGTTAAAAATAAAAAAGGAAAAGTAAAGCTTTACGAATGGGAACATGCTATGCCCGCAACAAGAGCTTATTTATATTTATTGCATAACGCAGTTGATAAAAATCTTGATTTTAATACTTCTTATGGTCTTGTTTCTAATAACTTTAAATTAATAGCTTTAGATGCTGCTGAAGATTTAAAACTAAAAGCAGCAGGTAGAACAACAAGCATGGGTCAAGATTGGAGTATAATAACAGATTCTTGGTTAGACAGATACTTTAAAGGTAATATAGGTATAGACGCTAAATCAATAATTGGATTTGATAATAAAACTTTTGAAGATACATATAGTATACCAAAGTTAAAACCTAATCTTGATAAAACTAAAAAGCTGAACAAAGCATCGATGTTTTCTCGATCTGTAAACAAACCAAAAGGTATTACTGTTTTAGATTTTGACGATACACTAGCCACAACTAAATCTTTAGTTAAGTACACAACTCCAGATGGTAAAACCGGTACTTTAAACGCTGAAGAATATGCTAGTACATACGAAGGTTTATTAGGACAAGGATATGTATTTGACTTTTCAGAATTTAATAAAGTTGTAAAAGGTAAAATCGCCCCACTATTTCAAAAAGCATTAAAGTTACAAGGTAAGTTTGGCCCTGAAAATATGTTTGTATTAACAGCTAGACCACCACAAGCCGCTAAAGCTATATTTGATTTTTTAAAAGCTAATGGTTTAAATATACCTATGAAAAATATTACCGGCCTAGCTAATTCTACAGCTGAAGCTAAAGCGCTTTGGATAGCTGATAAAGTTGGTGAAGGATACAATGACTTTTATTTTGCGGATGACGCTTTGCAAAACGTACAAGCTGTAGATAACATGCTAGAGCAATTTGATGTTAAGCGTAAAGTTCAACAAGCTAAAATTAAATTTAGTAAAAACGCTAATACTAATTTTAATAATATATTAGAAGAAGTAACTGGTATTGAAGCTAAGAAAAGATTTTCAGATGTTAAAGCTAGAAAACGTGGACAAAGTAAAGGTAAATTTAGATTTTTTATACCACCGTCACACGAGGACTTTGTAGGGTTATTATATAACTTTATGGGTAAGGGCAAGCAGGGGGATGGTCATAGAGATTTCTTTGAGCAAAATTTAATTAGACCACTAAATAGAGCGTATAGAGAAATAGATACAGCTAAACAGGCTATAGCTAATGATTATAAATCTTTAAATAAACAGTTTCCAGATGTTAAAAAGAAACTTACAAAGAAAACGCCTGATGGTGATTTTACTTTTCAAGACGCCATAAGAGTTTATTTATGGAATAAACATGGTTATGATATACCTGGCTTATCACCAACAGATCAAGTTAAACTATCTGAGTTAGTAATGAATGCCGCTGAGCTACAAACTTATGCTGAAACATTAAACGTAATTTCTAAACAAGATAATTATGTTAGTCCAGGTCAAGGCTGGGAAGGTGGTAATATTAAAATAGACTTAATAGATGCTACTGGTAGAGTTGGTAGAGCAGAATACTTTACGGAGTTTCAAGAAAACGCTGATTTAATATTTTCTGAAGAAAATTTAAATAAAATCGAAGCTGCGTATGGCGCTAGCTTTAGAAGTGCATTAGAAGATATGCTTCATAGAATTAAAACTGGTGTTAATAGACCAAAAGGACAAAGTGGTGTTGTTAATAAGTTTATGAATTACTTAAACGGTTCTGTTGGAGCAGTAATGTTCTTTAACATGAGATCAGCTATACTACAGCAAATGTCCATTGTAAACTATTTAAACTTTGCTGATAATAATATGTTTGCAGCTGCTAAAGCTTTTGCAAATCAAAAACAATACTGGAAAGATTTTGCTTATATATTTAATTCAGATATGTTAAAGCAAAGAAGAGGTGGTATTGGTACAGATATAAACGGTGCTGAACTTGCTGAAGCCGTTAGTAAATCAAAAAATCCTACAAGAGCCGTTATAGGTAAGTTGTTGCAATTTGGATTTACGCCTACACAAATTGGTGATAATATTGCAATTGCAATTGGTGGTTCTACGTTTTATAGAAATAGAATAAACAAATATTTAAAAGATGGGTTTAGCCAAAAAGAAGCTGAAACAAAAGCCTGGACAGATTTTCAAGATATAACACAGTCTACTCAACAGTCAGCAAGACCTGATAAAACGTCACAACAACAAAGCATGTGGATTGGTAAGATGGTTTTAAACTTTCAGAATATTACATCTCAGTATAATAGATTAATAAAAAGATCTGCACAAGATATATATAATAGAAGAATAACAAAACCTAATACTACTCAATCGCAGAGTGATATATCTAACATGTCTAGAATATTATACTATGGCGCAATACAAAACTTAATATTTTATAGTTTACAAACAGCATTATTTGCGGTTATGTTTGGGGATGAAGACGAGGAAAATGAAAAATTTTTAAAGAAAAAAGAAAGAGTTATTAATGGTACTTTTGATTCCATATTAAGAGGATCTGGTATATATGGTGTTGCGGTGTCTACATTAAAAAATATGGCTATTAAATGGCACGAGCAAAGAGAAAAGAAATATAATCCAGACGAAAGTGCTGTTTTGATGGAGGCTTTAAACTTCTCTCCTGTTGTTGGTATTAAAGCTAGAAAATTAGTTAATGCTGAAAAAACTATTAATTACAATGAAAGCGTTATAAGCGAAATGGAAACTCTTGATGCTGATAATCCAGGTTGGTCAGCTGCTACTAATTATATTGAAGCTTTAACAAACTTCCCAGCAAATAGATTATATCAAAAAAGTATAAACCTTAGAAACTCTTTAGATAATGATTATAAAGCGTGGCAAAGAGCTTTATTTTTTAGTGGTTACACAACTTGGAGCCTTGGACTTGAAGATACTAAAAAAATGCAGGTAATTAAAGAAACTGTAAAAACTAAAAAGAAAGAGGCTTCTAAAGAAAAAGCTAAGATTAGACGGGAAGAAAAAAAGAAAATTGATTTAAAAGAGAAAGAAGCTAAAGGTATTGAAAAGCAAAAACAAGAAAAGAAAGAAGGTAAGCAAGTAACATGTCTTGTCTGCAAACTTCCTATTGAAAAAGGTAAAAAGTATTGTACTATTCACGAGAAAGTTGATCAAAGAAAAGATGGTAAAAAAAGACAATGCAGAAAGTACAAGAGCAATGGTAAAAGATGTAACATGCAAACAGCTAGTAAATCTGGTTATTGTTATTACCATGATTAGGTAAAGAATTTAAAAAATAAGTGATAATATAAAGATGGTGAAAAGACTAATAATACTGCTACTACTTATATCTAATATAACAGTAGCTCAAACGTTTGGAAAAGAAGAGGTTAAAGACTTATTAAAGTTCTCCACGTTCTATGCCGCTGTAAACGGTGGAACGTCTCTGTCTGATGTTGATGTATTTTCTGTAAATAACGGATTATCTACACAGACTATTTCAACTCCTTATGATTATAATTTTACCATAGGTTTACGTA